GGATGATTTTTAATCCAAAACTTCATAAACTCAAATATAAGTTCTTTTTCGTTTTTACATTTTACATAAGTTATATCTGTTCTATCGGTCTTAAAGTCGCCTACGCCCCAAGTAATAATCTGTTTGTTAGTTTGATTTTTGACCGTGATACAAAGTAGTTCTTCAATAGGATTTTCTACATCTGGAAAACCATTTTCACAACCACACTCTATATCAAGTGTAAAGATTTTAATAAACTCTTTTGACCATTCAACATTGTTAGGAAACTCTTTGCCAATATATTGATAATGGTATCTTTCAAGGCCATAGATTGGTGAGTTTTGTGTTACAACTTCTCGTCTAAACTTACGAGCACCATCTATATTTTTAAATGTGATAGGTTTTAGATACTGACCTTGTAGATTTTTATATTCAGTTTCTTGTTGTGTCAAGGCATACAAAGTAGGACCAAAGTCAATCTTCTCTTTGTAATCTTTACCACCGTGAATACCACGAACAAGTAATTTACCTCTATGTTCAATAACTGATTTATAAAAGTTCATAATAAATTTTGGTGGAGGATACAGGAGTCGAACCTGCGACCTCCTGAATGCAAATCAGGCGCTCTCCCAACTGAGCTAATCCCCCAAAGTCTTAACCGCAACCGGATATACAAATCATCCAAGGTTGTCCAAATGCTATCTGATGTGCTACGTCTAAAACAATAGCTACACCCATTATCGTTACAAAAGTCATCATGTCACTGTTCCTTGTGTTGTGATAAAAACTAGCTTTATTATATAGTCATTTAATGAAGATGTCAAGTGCAACTTTTCTGTTGCTAGGTAAGTTGCCAACCCCGAGCGATTATGCCGCTAGGGCAAAATCCTCATTTACAACGGATTTCTGTTTACCGAAGTTAACAAAAGTCACGTTGTTTAGTGCATTATCGTTTGCATCTATACGTTTGTTCGCGTTAACCGAGCTTACATCCGGACAGTCTCCTTCAACCTTAACAAGCCAATCGATCCTAATTCCACCCCGTCGGGGGTATATTGAATTGGTGGAGTGGCCGGGAATTGCACCCGGGTCTTGCTCTTGTGACATACGTTGCTATCATCAATTGCTATGTATTTATAGCCTTATTTGTATAGTATGCACTTAATTGTGATAACTAATGTCAAAGGATTAACAATGCCAAAAATGAGAACATTTACATTCTTCGACGGAGATAAGACAGAAACCAAAGAATCAACTAGCTATAAAAAAGCGGTGAAGTCATATCAAGGCAGTACCAAAAGCAAAATTGTTAGAGTAGAGTGGGAAGCCAAAAAAGGTGGAGTGTATGAAAAAGAACAACTTCTGCCAATGGGAAGAAGTAAAAAGATAGGAAGATAGAATGGCTGGAATAAAGCAAAGAGGACCAAGATCTGAAAACTACAAAAGAACTGTGATCAGAGATGGTGTTGAAGTAGAAATAAAACCTGTAAGATATTATGGTCCAGGAGCCAATGGTCGTATGTGTGGAGCCTATGCTGACACTGGTGATTTGATCATGGGCTCAGACGGAACGCCTAAACCTTTTAAAAGCATTAATTAACGATTAAAATTTTCGGGACGAGTCAGGTTACCTGCTATCATTCTTCCCCTGTTGTCAACAAGTTCGAATTCAAGTAACATTTTATTAGATATGTTTTTGATCTGAGCCGCTTCAAAGGCACTGATGTGGACAAACACGTCTTGTGAATTGTCGTCAGGGGTGATGAAGCCGTAACCTTTTTTGGAGTCAAACCATTTTAGTTTGCCTGTGATTCTTTCACTCATATTTTTTTTATTTCTTCCTGTTTATAATGTAAAAGTAGTATTTTCCTACCTTAATATTTACCAAAATGTTACGGATAATTATCTGCATATAGATATAGCACGAACATATGGATCATGCTATACCTAATATGAATTGTTTTTATAATGAGTTTTTCTTTTCTTGGATTTCTTTTCTACGTTCTTTGGCAAGTTTACCCATGTTACCTAAGGCTTTTCTTGCTCTTGCCGCCGCCGCTTTTACTGACTTGCTTTCAAAAGATTCTGATTCTTTTATGTAGCTTTCGTACTCGGCAACTATTTGTTCATGTATACTGGACATAATTATTCTCCTATATTCGTATGTAATTATTGTTTTAGGTGTTTGTAATGTGTATAATCTGGCTTATAGGCACCGTATTTGGCGAAATTACCCTCCAGCAAATACGTTTGGTGAGCCTGCCGCAACCGAAGTACACCCAGATATTGCGTCTCCAACCCTGCCCGTTCCTACATTATTGGTTTTGACTGTGGTTGATCCTGTGGCAATTGGTGCCGCGTGTGGTGGACATGGAACACCTGGCAATAGGTGTGTGGTGTTGTTGTCACCTTGTCTTGAAACTGGAATGTTGTTTGCAAATACATTTGGAGAGCCCACTGCTCTAGTCATGCCTGTACAATGTGTAACATCTGCATCACCTATTCTAGTTACTGCTGGCATAGTATCTCTCCCTTTTCATTAGTTCTTGTAACTTTGTATTCCATTGTTCGATCTCTTCATGTTGTTCTTCTGTGTGAGGTTCTGGTGGAACCTCAGGTGCAAACTCTATCACATGATCAAATTCGTTTGGTATTTCATCATACTGTGTGTAGGTGACGAGTTTACCTTTGTCTTTTATAACAAACTTGTGCATATTAATATTTATGTAAGATTATTTACGAACAACGTCAGCCATGCCGGCTGGTGCTTGTACAATACTGCTTGTCTGATTTGTGTATGCGTCTGCAAATTGTTTTGCTGTTTTGTGTATTAAAGTGATTGCACTATGCTTAATACTGTATGACAAAGCCATGTCGGCAGTAAATAAAAACTGTTGTAATCCTATACCTTTTTGGCCTGCGACTAATGTCAAAGGTTTGTTTACCTTGATCTTGGTGTCATCATCTGCTTCAAACTTTCCAACAAGCTCTTCGCCAGATGTAAGTTTAATAGTTATAACGTCTCCAACTTTATAAGGTGTTTCAATTAACATTTAATCTCCTAGTGTGCATGGTTCATTCCGTGTTGTTCCATGTGTTCTACTAATTGTTCATACCCTCCTACATACTTACCGTGCAGTATTATCTGTGGAGCAGTTCTTGGCATAGGTAATCCGTTCACTTCAAACTCTTTCATAAGTGTTTCTACTTGGATATCCTTTCCAATAATGCTTTCCTGATATGGAATGTTCTTGCTTTGCAATAATGCTTTTGCTTTTACACAAGAAGGACAGTTAGGTTTACTATAGACGACGGTAGTGCTAGGAGTAGCTTGTCTAGTTTCCATTATAATTTAAATCCTTTTAATTTATCTTTGTTTACGTCTTGTTTGATTCCGCCAACGATGTAGCTTTCAACTTCAGTTTCTTGTGGTGCAACCTGAAGTCCTGCTGAACTCAACCAATGTTGTGTCCATGGTAAAGGGTTTTGTGTGGTTGGTGTATCAAAGATTGGTTTGTAACCTAATGCTTTTAATCTTCTATTGGCAATATATTCTACATAACTGCCTAACAGTCTTTCATTCAATCCAATGATTGATCCGTCTTTCATTAAGTATTTTGCCCAAGCCTTTTCTTCTTCAACACAGGCTTTCCACATTTCATAAACTTCATCTTCACACTCTTTGGCAATCTTTGCCATGTCTGGATCATCTTCTCCACGCATCCAGTTCTTTAATACGTGTGAACTTAATGCAAGATGTTGTGCTTCATCTCTTGCAATCAAAGAAATAATCTTAGCTGAACCTTCCATAAGTTTCAGTTCGCCAAATGCAAAGGTACAAGCAAATGAAACATAAAATCTTAAACCTTCTAAGATGTTTACGTTCATCATTGCTAGATACATTTTCTTTTTAACATCTAACATTGTGCCTTTTTTCAAATGTGTAAACTTGTCTGCGGCTTCTGTAAACGCATCATAGTTTTTGGTTACAGAAATAGCTCTTTCAATAATTTTGTCATCATCTAAAATAGTATCTAATACTTCACTTGGATCAGCATAGACATTTTTCATGATGTGTGTGTATGAACGTGAATGGATTGTTTCAAAGAAATCCCAAGTAACAATACAACCTTCTAGTTCTGGAATACTTACGTGTGGTAGAAAAGCCAAGCATGGACCTCTACCCTGTACACTATCTAATAGTGTTTGATATTTTAAGTTTGATGTGAATATATGTTTCTGTTCAGGACGAAAGTTCGCATAGTCTGATCTGTCTTTTTGCAGACTTACTTCTTCAGGTCTCCAAAAATAACCTAACATAGTTTGATTAAGTTTGTCAAACACAGGGAACTTGAATACATCATATCTCTGTGTGTTCTGGTCTGCTCCAAAAAACATATATTGCTTTGTGAAGTCAATTTTTTCTCTATTAAAAACTGTCTTTGCCATCTTTTTCTCTTTCTACTCTTCTACTCTCTTTAAATTAACATCACTTTGCAAATACGTCAACCTTAAATTGCACATGATTCACAAACTTCATCCTCATCTTCAGCCTTTACTTGACTGTCTGTTAAACCAACTTGTGGTTCAAATGGTTTTTCTTTATAAGCGATCTCAGTTTTGATTTCATCTTCACTAGGATCAGTCTTAAAGTCATATGTGTTTTGGTAATAAGAAGTTTTCCAACCATACTTATAAGTGGTTAGCATATCTTGTAGCATAACACTCATTGGCACTTCATTGTTTTCGAAGTGTGTAGGATTGTAACTCCAGTTACCTGAAATTGCCTGATCAAAAAACTTTTGCATCACTGCAACAATTTTTATATAACCCTCATTACTTGGCATATCCCATAATAACGTATAGTTATTCTTTAACGTTTGATACTGTGGAACAATCTGCTTAAGAGGCCCTTTTTTTGACTTCTTAATGGACAAGAACCCTCTAGGTGGTTCGATTCCGTTTGTTGCGTTCGACACAATGGAACTGCTCTCCGAAGGCATCTGTGCGGACAATGTTGAGTGCCGTAGACCGTGAAGTCCAATGCTCTTGCGAAGATCATCCCAGTCATATTTTAACGTGATCGAACAAACTTCGTCCAGTTCCTTTTTGTATGTATCAATTGGTAATATACCATCACTGTATTTAGTACGATCAAAATATTCACACTTGCCTTTTTCCTGTGCTAATTTATTACTTGCTACCAATAGATAGTATTGAAATGCTTCTGTTAGCTCATGCACTTTAGTAAGTGCTTTTTTATCATTATACTTAACACCATTCTTTGCAAGGTAATGTGCAAGTCCAATATATCCAACACCAAGACTTCTTCTTGCTTTGGTTGAAACTTCTGCGGCTTTCACAGGATAACGTTGGTAGTCAATAACTTCGTCTAATGCTCTAACTGCCAAGTCACATAAATCTTCTAACTCCTCAAGATCTTTTAATACACCAACATTGATTGCAGATAAAATACAAAGTGCTATCTCACCGTCAGGATCATCAATGTGTTGCAATGGTTTAGTTGGCAAAGTAATCTCTTGGCAAAGGTTGCTCATGTAAACAGGATCTTTGAAAGAGCTGTGTGTGTTTGCATGATCAACATTCATGATATATATTCTTCCTGTTTCTGCACGTTCTTTTATTAATGCAGAAAACAATTCCATTGCTTTGATCTTCTTTTTCTTAATTGAAGTTTTGCGTTCATATTTTTCATACAGTTCTTGGAACTTTTCTTGATCTGCATAAAATGAATCATATAACTCTGGAACATCATGTGGAGAAAATAAAGTTATCTCTTCGTCATTTAAAAGTCTTTCATACATGACTTTGTTTAATTGAATTGAATAATCTAATCTTCTTACTCTGTTATCTTCTGTTCCTTTGTTATTCTTTAGCACTAGGATATCTTCTATCTCATAATGCCAAAAAGGAAAGTGTGTTGTTGCATTACCACCACGTACTCCATTCTGTGTGCAACATCTTACAGTTGATTCGAATTTTTTAAGAAAAGGAATTACTCCTGTGTGTGCAACCTCACCACCTCTAATTTTAGAATTGATGGCTCTGATTCTTCCTGCATTGATTCCAATACCTGCTCTCTGTGCCGTGTATCTTCCTATGGCCATGTCGCTAGAAAAAATGCTGTCAAGTGTATCATCTATGTCCACTAATACGCAAGAAGCAAATTGTCTCAACGGTGTTCTCACACCTGCCATAATGGGAGTAGGAATATTAATTTTAAATAATGATGTTGCGTCATAGTATCTTTTTACTATAGACATTCTTTTATCTTTAGGATAATCTGCAAATAGTGTTGCCGCAATCATCATGTACATCACTTGTGGTGATTCATGTATGTCACCTGTGCTTCTATCTTGCACAAGATATTTGTCAACAATTTGTCTCAGTCCTGCATAGGTAAAATTTTCATCTCTACTATGTTTGATCCAACTATTCAACTTCTTTAATTCTGTTTGTGTATATTTTTCTTTGATAGCAGGGTCGTATACGCCTCTATCAATATTTCTATCTATTATTTTTGTAAGCGGAATAGGAGTGTATTGTCCAAACGTTTCTTTGTAAATCGGATATAACAACAATCGTGCCGCAACATATTGATAATTGGGGTTATCCAATGTGATCAAATCGTTAGATGATTTAATTAATATTTCTTGTATTTCTTCTGTTGACATTCCATCATAAAATTGTATGTTCGCAGTCATCTCAACTTGCGAAGCACTAACATTTGATAGTCCTTCACAGGCTTCTTCTACTACAAAATGAATTTTATTGATGTCTAATGGTACACTTGTTCCGTCACGTTTAATGATATGAATTCCGACGCCGTTTGACATTCTCAATAACTCCTGTTAATTTTTAATCTACTACGTGATGATATTGTATTTATTGTAATGCTGGCATCGTGTAAATGCGTTGTGAAACAAAATTTGTGGGTAAGTCACTCTTTTGAACAACTTCATTGTACTTGTAACACAAAACGTAATTTCCAATACAAACAGGATAACATAATTCATCTTCTTCGTAGTCCTTAACTATATGTATCTCGAATTTGTCTCGAGAAAACCTATTAGTTAATTGTAAAGTGTAACATACTCCAAGGCTGTTTGTCAAGTCGCAAATGCTGTTTTGAGCGAGAAGTTCCCATGGAGTGGGCCAAGTGTCCATATTCCACGGATCTACACTCAGTTTACTCCTTGCCAACTTGTTGTAATAGTTTATTACGTCCTGAAAAGGATTGAGACTTACCTCTAGTTGTTTTCTAAATTGTGTCCAGTTAACGAGTTTAAGCTCGTAATTGTTGTGGGGCATATTAAGTTTTGTATCTTAATTTAAATAATATGTCACCTGTGTCAGACGTTGTCGTGTTCTTCATTGAAATTACAACTGTGTCGTTAGTTGCATCACTGTTTTCATCTGCAAGTGCAACGGAAAATTCTATATTGGTAGCATAACTGCTACTTCCAAGATATGTGTAGTCATCTGTAACAGATGCAGTACCATCAGCTAGGTTAACCAATATGTCTAGTTTACCTTCTCTGACTGCATTTACTTGACTTGATTTGTAAATGTATTCTACTTCTACATTTCTTGTAGCATAACCTGGACATCTTAAAACTCTTACTGCTGAGTTTTGTTGTGTCACCGGAAATCTATAACTGTATGAATTATCAAACACTCCAGGGCCTTCTACTTCCGGAATGTATCTGTATCCTGAAATAAAGTTTTGATTAAAACTAAGGTCGCTTGTTCTTGTAAAAAAGTCATCAGTTGAATAATTGCTAAGAGCAGTACCATCTGTAAATTTTATAATGCTGTGTGATGCGTTTCCTTCATTACCACCATTGTTTCCTACACTTGTAAACCTGTTGTTGTTTGAACTGTTGAAGTTTCCTTTGTGTATGAAAATTCCTTGTTGGTCAATGTCATGAAACTCACAGTTTGTAAATGCGTTTCTTTGTGGACCTGTTGCCATACCTTGTTGTCCAATGGTTGTGTTGGCTCCAAAGTATACTCCGTAACTTAACGTGTCAAACTCACACTTGTCAAATGTATTTTCTACCACATCAAAATCTGAAACAACACCTGTACCAAATCCTTTTATCTTAACATTCTTAAATTTGTTTCTATTACAACTTACCGCAGTTGATAAACTGTTCATTCTAATTGCATTCTGATTGGCACCTGCGGCTGTACCACTTGTCCAACCACCTTGAATAATAAGATCTTCAAAGGTACTTTCTTTACATGAAACCAAACTAATTCCTAAGTTTGTTGTATTCTGTATGATAGTAAATCCTTTTAATAAAATTTTCTGTGCTTGATTAAGTGTTGTGCTTGAACTGTCTTGTGCATAACTTCCTGGTGTTGAACCTGAATTTACAGTTTCAAACACAGGTGCATTTCCACCTTGTGTAATTTTTACTTTGTCTTGTCCTGCACCAACGATAGTTGTATAAGGTGGCAGTTTTAAACTTGCAGACAATAAGTATTCACCTGCTGGTATTTCTAATGTAACTCTACTTGCAGTTGATCCTTTGGTTGCACTATTTAAATAAAGCTGGTCAATGGCTCTTTGCATAACCACTGTTTGATCTGAACCATCACCTGATGCTCCAAATGATTTAACACTTACTTTTTCATCTAATCTTTCTTGTAGTGTTCTTGCCACAGGTAACATTGAAGTTGTGCCTGTTTGCATTGTAGCAACGTTCTTTTGAAATGTGTATTGATCTGCGAAACTGAACAAGTTATCATGTTCTGTTAGTATCTTGCTATTACCTACTGCTGGAGATCCTTCTGAAACTGAACCATTACCTATGTACAGTTCACGTGTGTCTACTGCCCAACCAAACTCACCACCTGCTAGTTGTGGGATGCCTGAGCCAACATTTTTTTGACCTCTACGTACTTGAATTCTTGATATTTGTACTATTGCCACTGCATAACTCCTTATAGTTATATTTATGCAAACTGGTCATAGTATAGATACACCCTATCCCACCATTTAGACTCCCATGATTTAAATTCATCTGGGTATATGTCAAATTGTTGATATTCATTGTTTCTACTGCACATAAACACATGGCCTTCCTGTATATTAGTGCCATATATTTCGTTGTGTGCTAGGGCATAGGCAGTGAGCTGAAGTTTGTAATCTTCTACCCATTCTTCTTTCTTAGGCTTGTTTGTTTGTTTAAAGTCCATGATGCTTTCCGCACCGTTAAAGACGCCTACGAGGTCTGTAGTGCCGGCGTAAATCTTAGGATGGTATAATTGTACCTCAGACCCCCATATTTCGTCTATTTTACTTAATGCTTTGTCTTTTATGGTCGTTGCCATCTTGTTTGCTTGTTGGCTGTAAGGGTTTGACCCAGCAGATGGCCAGTTGCCTGTTTCAACATAATCTTCAAGAAATTTGTGCATACGTGTTCCTATACTAGCGGCCTCTGTTGCTATTTCGTTTGCCTTTGTTTCACCAACCCTTTTACGCCATTCTATCAAAGAAGTTTTGTCCTTTGTTTTATCTAGTATGGTTGTAACACTTGCAACACTATTGCCATCTGGACAAGCATAAAGTCTTTTGCCATTGACACTTTCTTTTTTAATTTCTTCGTAGTTGAACTTTTTAATTAGTAGTGTCATCTGCTTTCCATTTCGCTTTAAAATTAATAACCAACACACTTCTATCATTTGCACTAGGATAAGTTAAATGGTTTACATTGCCATTCAATATAACAAGTTTGCCTGGTGCGGGTTTGATTTCTATGTGTTGTACTTCTGTGTTTGGATGTCCTAATAAAGTTACAAGACTGCCATCTGATTCAGCAAAATACATCACTGTGCTAATTAATGATTCTTCATTTGTATGGTTATGTACTTTTTGATATCCGTGTGGTTTGTAATCTATGTACCAACTGTGTACTGCATTAATTTCTTCAATTGGAATATTATTTTCTTGTAGTTTCTTTAATGTAAAATCATAGAATCCTAAAGATATGTTATTAATATCACAGGTGTTTTGTGTTCTGTCATCATAGTCTGTGGTTTCCACAAAACTTCTAATCATTACGTGTTTGATGTTTTCCCAATCAGGATACTTTGTTTCTATGACAAATTGTCCAGGTGCAAAATAACTATTTTCCATCTTTCATCCAGTCATGTCTATCAGGGTCTAATTTATGCACCATGCCTGGAATAGGCTCATCAGGAGCAAAGTATTCAAAGTCAAAGTCAACAACAAATGTTCTACGTGGTTTCTTTGCAGGATATACACCATGCCATACTCTGCCGTCAAGTATTACAGTTCTACCTGGATAAGGACCAAACTGTGTCATTAACTGTGAACCATCTGGATTAGGCATCAAAGTATAAAGCATACCATTGTCTGCAGATTGTTCATTGGTTCCTGTTGTAGGTTGGGCATCCATTGCCATTACCATACTAATACACATTGGACCGTGATTGTGTATTGCTTGATAACCTCCATCGTTATAATCAACACACCAACACTTGCTTACCTTTATTGATTTAATAGGAACACGATTACGTCTAATTTGTGACATGACCCATTTCAATAGTTTGTCCCAATTGATATTGTCAAACTTGTTTTGATCAATGGGTGGAAAGTTAGATCCAGGATTAGCAGGGTTAACTTCAAATTCTGTTTCGTTCAGTGTTTGTGAACTTGGAAATCCTACTTGCTCTGGCGTGTCTGGATTCATCTTATCCGAACGAACTACATTGCCTCCCCATTCAGGTAAGTTCTTAGGAGTCACATCATATTGATATCCTCTGAAAGTAGTTTTAATTTTGCTTTCGTCTTCGCCTCTGTATTCTTCGTTCTCAAATAACTTTAAAAAATCTTCATAGAATGGACACTTGACATCAATTATCCATTGGTTCATTGCACTATGAAATTCTGTGTTTGAATTAGGATTTACGTTTGGAGTACCTTCATATGGATCCGGAGCCATGTGTTCTGTCTTCTCAACCATTTACTACCTTTCTCAGTTGTGATTTAGGAACATCAATGTGTCTTTTATCACACTCTGTATCTATCACACAAATGTTGCACTTGGGCTTTTTACTTTTGCACACTCTTTTTGCATGAGTTATAAGTTGCATATGAGCGGCGTACTTGTACTTATCGGGTGTAGATTCGTTGACAACAATACTTGACTTGCCTTCATCTAAACTATCTGTCCAACCCAATCTCCACAACAATCTAAACACATGAGTATCAACTGCTATGTAAGGTTTATTAAACACAAATCTCATTACAATGTCAGATGACTTTTTACCTACACCTGGTAACTTCATAAGTTCTTTTTGTGTGTCAGGAACACGACCATCGTACTCCTCTAATAATTTTTTACTTGTTGCAAGAATGTTTTTGCTTTTTGCATTATATAATCCTGCAGGCTTGATTGCTTCTATCACTTGTTCCTGTGTGAGCTTTATCATTTCTTGTGGAGTTTCAGCTAATGCAAATAATTGTTTACAAGCCACAGCCGTTCTTGCATCTTGGCTTTGTGCTGACAACATAACTCCTATTAAACTTTGATAAGCTCTGCTATGAATCTTTGCGGCAGGCTTGGCGTTCCTATACTTAGGCCAATAGTCAGAAAGTCTTTCGTAAATTGTTTCAATCTGTTTTTGTGTTTTCATCTGTGGTTGGCTCTTGTTCTAGTTCATCTAACATTTCATCATATGACTTGCCTGGATTTTCCCAACTGCTATACATATTAGGTTCTTGTGTATAGTAAGGATCATTAAAGTTGGGATCATCAACTCCTTCTACTGCATTAACTTCAGGTATGTAATGCTTCAACATATTTTCTACACCAAGTTTCAATGTTACTGAACTACTAGCACAACCAGAACAAGCACCTGACATAAGCATCAATGCAACGCCTGTGTCCATATCAAAGTCTTGTAACTTAACAACACCACCGTGCATCTCTACACTAGGTTGTATGTTCTTTTCAACTATTGAATTTATCTCTTCAACTATTTGTTCTTTTGTTCTACTCATAATGGTATGTAGTTCCTATCTCTTCCGTCTGTGTTAATTGTAAATGTAATTCTATCGCCTGTGCTTTTACTTGCCTGTGTCTTGTGAGTCATCCATCCTGGGAACAATAACACGTCGTTGGTCTTCACATGAACTTCTTTCCAGTAATCATGAATTGTGTTTTCTGGTATTCTTGAATAGTGTGTCCAGTTAGTTCTCAACAACTGTTCAAACATAAGATTACCGCTATCTTCAGGTACCTGCACATAGGCTGATACCACCACATTGGTTGAACCATGATCATGAGGTAATGTATGAGCATTTATATTGTGTATATTGGTCCAACTTCCTGTGGCTACAATGTCTGTAAACTGAACGTCCCATTCACGTAAACAGATGTCTATTTTTGGTTTTAACCAAATCATAAATTCTCTATTGCACTCCCACTCGTGTGGTGGGTTTGGATGTCCTGCCGTGGACTTTCCGCCATCAGCTTCTGTCTGATGAAACTCAGCTTCTTTGGCTTGGTAGTCTAAGAATGCCTGTACATCAAAGCCAGGTTCATAATTATATTTCCAAACTAGGTTAGGTAGTATTTTTACTTCGCTCATTATTATACCTCATTTACACAAAGTATATAACAAAAAATAGATTATGTCAAGTTAAAGAGCGGCGTTGGTTGCTCTTTTTGCCATTTGGTCGACTGTTGCATCTGCTGGATCAGTAGTTTTAGTCATTGGCTCTTCACTGTCAGCTTCTTGTTTTGTGGTTAATGTTACACCTTTGTCATCAAAATTTTTGACAAGTTTTTGAACGTCTGGATTGGCATCATATATTTGTTTGAAGCCATCATAGTCAAACTGTTGTAGATCCATGTTGGTCATTATTTGATTGAGTGCTTCAAAAGACAGATAGGCAGACTGACCTTTACTGTCAGCACTACCTATCATATTTCTAAATGTTGAGATTAACGCCTCTTTTGAATTTGACGCTTCAGTTACTTTGGTTCTTGTGGAGCCTTTTTTTTTGAGTCAGTTAATAACTGACCTAATCTTCTGCTACGTTCAACGGATTCTCGTTTTTCCCTGTCCGCTACCTCTTCGCCTCCTGTTGCTGGTTCACTTGCTCCGAACTCATCATCAGTTGCTACTGGTTCAGCACCGGCCTCCTGGTCAACTGTTGGTTCCATTGGTTCCTCAGCTGGAGCTTCTGGATCTGCACCCATTGGCTCTGGAGCACCTTCGCCTGTTACGATGGCTACGCCACCTGTTAGTGCTTCTCTTGTAGTTTCAAAAACTGTATATAAATTTTCAAGTGCTGGTTTTACAGTATTGATGAACTCTTCGCTTTTCTCTGATCCTAATTCATCTCTGATCTTATCGCCTAGTTCAAGCATTGATTCAGTTTGCATTTCTGCTGTATCTTCCATCCAGCCTGTGAGTCTATCCACCATGTCCTTTGCGGCCATAACTAATGTTGCTTTATCTTCTTCACCCTCTATTAATTTAATGTAGCCTTCTAATGCTTCATTCATTTCTTTCTTGCAATCTTTGATTAACTGCTTTAATTTGTCTTTGTCTGCATCTGGGTGCATTTTCAACATTTCTGCTTCGGACATTCCATCCTTGCACATTTTCATTACGTGTGCTTTTGATGGCATTTTACCTTTTTCTTCTTTTTCTTTGATGTCTTTAGCTTCGTCGTCTTTACCTTGCTTTTTAAGTATTGCTTTCTTTAAGCCTGCTGGTAATTTTTCTTGACCTTTTGTTAAATCTTCATCAGCTACATCTTCTTTTTTAGCTTCTTTATCCTTAACAGCCTTTTTCATTGGCTCTTTCTTATCGCCATCACCATCTATATCGATATAGTCTGGTTTAGCTTTAGCTCTTTCTTCAATTTCTCTGTTGATTACGTCTAGGAACATTTTGCCTTTTTGGTAGGCATCGCTTGTATGAACTGTTTCGAAACTTTCGTTGGTTTCAACTTGACTTAATTGTGTTCTAAGTTTGTTACGAGCATCTTCAAGTTGCTCATTAGTGAAATCGTTCAAACGAAGTTTGGTTCCGAATGTTTTTGCCAATGACTCATTTAAGTCTTCAGCTGATGTTATTTTAAGTTCATTTAGTTTCATAGCACCGTTCCTATATGTTATTATTATTTATCATCAATCATCAAATATGTATTCGTCTAATTGGCAGATATAGTCGTATGTATGGTCTTTTGCAAGTTCAAACCGCATATAAGCCATCTCTTTGCGTGTTTCGTCCTGGGTTTGCTCTATGGTATTCTTGTGAAATATGCTGTCCATGTAGTGTTTATTAAGTTTTGAGTCCAAATGTAGGACTGTGTTCAATGTTTGCTTGTCTGATCTAGCTCTTGCTTTAGCATAAGCAATGGCTCCACGTTTACTAAAGGTTGTGCCTACTCGTTTATGGGTACCAACATCAAACAACAGATATCCACCATCTTTTTTGGATTCTCTGAATATTGTGTTCTTGATTCTTACTGATTTGCCTTTGCCCTTCACATAAGGCATATGGACCTTTTGAAGGCCATTTTCCATGATTTCATCTAGGGCTTTTTGTAATTTAGTAGGATTCATTTGCAATTACCATTACACTTCCATTATTGGTAATTTTACTTACCAGAGCTTTTCTAATAAGCCCTTCAATAACGAAACGTTCGCGTTCAGGAAAACTAATTAGGGGCATTGGATAATCCTGCATTCTAGCAAGAACTTCCTTCTCTTCATTAGTTGTTTGTATACTGAATTCACCTACCAGTTCATTAAGTTTCATTAGACTACCTTACCAGCCATTGAATTACCTGCGGCTTGGTCTGCTTTCTTTTTTACTATAGAATCTAGTTCTTTTTTATTATAAACAAATGCTTGTGGCTCTCCAGGTTTTGCTTCTGGATTTTTAAGTGTTACCATATCACCCTTTACATCGTCAATATCAAATTCAGTTTCTTTTCCACTTTGCGTTGGCATTGCGATTGAACTACCTTTCTTTAAGATAGCATTCGAAACTTTACTCTGTGCTTTTTGTACGGCTTTCACTGCCGCTTGGCCAATACCTTTGGCTTTATTGGCTCCTACTTTTCCAAGTTGAGCTCCCATTCTTACACCAGCCTTCGCCGCCGCGGATCCCATTTTAGCACCTACACGACCTATGGCCGCTCCTATTGCCGGTACTACCTCTACAACCTTGCCGTCTTCCTTGGGCTTGATGAATTCGTTTGCTCTCATTACTTGCTTCTTCTTCCTGGTTTAAACTTGCGGGCCTTTTTTGCTTTCACAGGTTTATACCTTCTTTGTGTATTCTGTACGTTTGCTTTTGTTAAACGTTTTGTTAAACCACCAGCTCTTTTAATACGAGCTGATTTAACTTTCATAACACTTGAACGTCTAGCCTTTGCTCTTTTTAAATTAATAGCACTTCCTACTTTCTTCTGTGCATTACAGGTACTAGGTTGTGCAACAATTCTACCTTTACGTGTTCCTGAGGTACATCTATATTTACGTACAAGTTTGCCTTTGTTTCTACCCCAAATTTGAACTACGCCTTCCTTAATAGATTCTGTCATTATTTCTTTTATCAACATTATCTTCTACCGGCCTTGTTTAATGCTTGTACTCTACGACTTGCAGGATTTACTCTTTTAGTTCTGCGAGCCTTTCTCATCATTTTAGCCCCAATCCTTGCTCTTGTACGTTTCATTGTTATTCTAGCTTTCATGTTGGGGGAGGCAAAACATTGACTCATCTGTTTTACAATACGTCCTTTGCGTCTACCAGCTGTGCAACGATACTTTCGCACGACCTTCTTACCAGATCTTGCCCATATCTGCTTCTCAGTTAATGATTCATATATTTCACGTACTAGCATACGTGTATTTATGTTGTTAAAGATGTAAAGTAATTAGGTTGGATTATGTAAAGTTGATAAGGACTACGACTACTGTTGAAAGCAAACCAGCTATAATTGTGCCTGTTGCACCTATAATAACTTTTACCATTGACTTATTACCATGTGTGATATCGGCGTGAACGTGTTCAACTTTGGCTTCGATCTTGCTGAGGCGAAGCTCTAAATTGTTATATCTCTGTTCGCACAAATCAACGTGTGCTTCTAAGTTTTCTCTTTCTAAACTA